TCGAGGCGATCGAGGCGGCGCGTCAGATCGTCCACCCGCTCGCCGAGGCGCTCACGCCGGGACCGCTCCCGCTCAAGCGCGGCGCTCAAGGCCTGGAGTCGGGCGTCGGCGACAGGTGCCATCGGTGCTCCGAAAAGGCGACGGCCCGACCGGCGAGGGGAGCGCCAGGTCGGGCCGTCGTGGGAGGTGCTCTTTGAGCGTAGCCAGTACAGCACGGGTCGCCGGTCGCAAGAAGCGACAAGTTGCGACATTCGTCAGGCCGTCTTCCGGAACCCTTCGGCACGGAGCCAAGCGTCGAGCTCGTCGGCGAACGCCCAGACCGTTGCGCCGCGACCGGTCTGCTGAACGGGCAGGCCTCGCTCGAGCCATCGCTGCGCGGTGCGCTCCGTCGCCCCGAGGTACTCGGCGATCGCCGCCCATCCTCGTATCGGATGGGGGCGCGGCGGCGCGAAGGTCGGCTCATCCGCCACAAGGTCGCGCTCGGCGCCGATGACGATCCGCCGCTGGATCAGAGCCTCACGAAAGGCCCTGATCCTCACGTTCAGCGTGTGGCGGGAGAGCCCCATCGGAAGCTCGGTCGGCAGGCCTGCGCGCTCGAGGTAGGGCGGCCCTGCCCTCTTGGCCTTTCCCGGCGGCTTGGGCGACGGGTTGCGTAGCTGCTCGACGCCCACGCGCCACCCCGCGGCAACGACGGTCACCGCTCGCCAGCTCGCCGGCACGACCTCGAGGCACCTGCCGATCGCCTCGACGCTGCCGGCGACGTCGATCGTCGACAGCGACCGGCCGATGCGCGGGCCCATGTCGGAGAGGGATCTGCCTGCCGGCCCGTTCCGATGCTCGAGCCAGAACGCGGCCGCCTGTTGCTCCCCGGTTCGCCCTCGACGAGCTGCCGGGTCCTTGCCCAGCTCGACGTTGGGGTCCTCGCCGGCGCCGAGTTCGTCCCGGAACGTGACGATCGCCAGCCCGAGACGCGGGTCGTTGGGGATGAAGCCGCCGCTCATCGCATGCCCCGCTTGCGGTAGCGGTCCTGGAACTGCCGCCGCGGCTGGTCCTCGGCCGGCGGCACCTCCACCGACGCCAGGCCGGACTGCCCGTCCTCGAAGGTCGTCCACTTCGCCTGGTACGTGACCGGGATCACCACGCCGCGGTCGCCGTTGCGCTGCTTCGCGATGATGAGCTCGCAGCCGAGCGCGCCACCCGGGCCCTGGGGCGGCGAGTCGTCGTCCCGGTGGATGAAGACGATCGCGTCGGCGTCGGCCTCGATGCTGCCCGACTCGCGTAGGTCGCTCGGCTTCGGTCGGCGGTTCGCCTTCTCGACGTCCCGGGAGAGCTGCGACAGGGCGAGGATGGCGACGCCCAGCTCCTTCGCCAGCTCCTTCAGCCCCCGGGTGACCTCGGCCACCTCGAGGTGGCGCTGGGTCTGCTTCCCTGTCGGCCTGGCGAGCTGGATGTAGTCCACGACGATGAGCCCGAGCTTAGGATCGAGCTGCTTGATCCGCCGCGCCTTCGCCCGCAGGTCCAGGATCGTCACGCTGGCGTCGTCGTCCCACCAGATCGGCAGGTTGTGCACCTTCGCCGCGCCCTGGGTGAACTGGTCCATGTCGACCTGCGAGAGGCGCCCGCCGCGGATGCGCTCGAGCGGGACCTGGGCCTCCCCGCAGATCGCGCGAAGCCCAAGCTCCACCCGCTGCATCTCGAGCGAGTGGATCAGGCTCGACGCCTTGCCGCTCTTCGCGGCTGCCAGCGCCACGTTGAGGGCGAGCGCGGACTTGCCGATCCCGGGCCGGGCCGCGAGGACCCACAGCTCCCCGGCGTTCAGCCCCGAGGTCTTCCGGTCCAAGGTCTCCAGGCCGAACGTGAGGCCGGGCATCCCGCCAGCCTTGCGGAGCTCGCTCACCCGGGCGACGGCTTCGCGGACGACGGTGCGCGAATCGACCGGATCCCGCTTCGCCCCTCGGACCGCACCCTCGGCGAGGGCGAAGATCTCGCGCTCCGCGGCGTCGAGGAGCTCGGCTGCCGAGTCGGCGGGCTGCATCGCCAGGCGCTGGATCTTCTCGCCCGCCGCAGCCAGCCGGCGCCGGAGCGAGCGGTCCAGGATCGCCCTCGCGTAGACCTGGAGGCCCGCCGCCGATAGCGCCGTCTCCTCGGCCTCGAGGAGCGCCGCGCCCACCTGGTCGGTGAGCATCCCGCGCGCCCCGAGCTGCGCCCGGACGGCGACGGTGTCGAAGGGCTGCCCGGCCAAGGCCTGCATCGCCGTCCAAATCGCTTGGTGAGGCGGCGCGTAGAAATCCTCGGCGCCGAGGTGCTCCACCTCGGCCAGGCGCCGCGGGTCGATGAGCAGCGCCCCCAGGAGCGCCCGCTCGGACTCGGTGTCGTGCAGGGCGATCCGGCTCATGGCTGGGCGAACTCCTCGTCGTCGAACACATACCGGTACCCGTCCTCGGCGGGAGCGCGGCGGGCGGGCGCGTCGTCACGCCGCCGGTCGTCGCCGTAGTCCCCGTCGAGCACGTTCAGCGCGTTGGCGTCGTTGTGGGCCAGGAACTTGAGCGTGCAGACCCAGGACTTGTTCGCGCCCCGCTGCGGCTTGGCCTCCCCGCGACAGAGCGGCGATGCGTTCGCGGCGTCGATGACCTGCTCCCAGAACGCCGGGTCCGGGTGTTCCCGCAGCCGCCGCCGGAGCTGCTCGCGGAACGACGGCGCGGGGCGCTTCACCCGCGGCATGACCGGGTGCGCCTTCGCGTTCCAGAGCCCGATCAGCTCGTCAGGCCCAAATCGACCTCGGCCGCCAGACGGCGGTTCGTGGTCCGGATCTCCGGCGTCGGGCTCGAGCTCGCGGGGCGGTTCGTCCTCGGGACCAGGCCACCCGTCGTCAGGCGGCTCACCCAGGTCCGGCTCGGCGTCAGCCGAGTTGGACGAGAAAGGTGTTTCTCTGATCTCCCTCTCCCTCTTCTCCATGCCATCGGGCATCGGAGGCCCATCCGATGGGGCATCGCATGGGGCATCAGATGGCCTATCAGATGGGGGATGTGATGGGGCATCTGATGCCCTATCGGATGGGGCATCCAAGAGCGCCGCGACCTTCGCCAAGTAGGCCTTCCCGAATCGCTTGATGAACGGCGCCATCGTCCGATCGTCTTTCGTCCGGACGTACCGCCAGAGCCCCCCGATCGCCCGGTCCTTCAGGTCGCACTCGGGCAGGATGTCGATGTGGGCCATCCACCCGATCACGTTCTTGAAGCTGCCCCCCGGCGCGTACTTCGGCGCGTTCGGAAGCCACACGAAGCAGGCCTCGAAGTCGGCGTAAGCCATCTTGGCCTTCGCGAGCTCGGCGAAGCCGTCGATGACCCGCGCCTCCGGCCAACCGAGGTTCTCCGCGACGGAGGCCTTCCCGATCGGGATACAGCCCGGGACCTGCGTCGACTGCGGCGCGGTGAGGAGGAAGAACCAGAGGATCCGGCCAGTGTCCGACAGGCCGCGGACCTTCCGGTCCCCCCACATGCTGATGTGAACGTTTCGAAAGAAGCTCATCCCTGCACCGTCCGCCTTCCTGCTGCTCCCGCCGCCCCGCGCTTCCTCGTAGCTGGCGCCTTCATAGGTCTCGTCCCCCGATGGCGAGGCGCCGGACCCGGGTGCGCCGCATGCGCTTCGCCTGCTCCTGGGTGCGCGACTCGGCGAGCTGGGCGGCGACGCTGGTGCCGCCCCAGGTCGCAGCCTCGAGGGCGTCTTCCTTCGACGCCGCGCACGCCCCACGGATCGGGCAGTCGCTGCAGCTGAAGCCCTCCCAATCGAGCTTCACGGCCACGTCGAGACAGTCGTCGTAGTGGGCGCAGTAGAGCTCGCGATCCGGGTTGTCGGACCGCGGCGCCGCTACGGGGAACGGAGCGCCGGCCGCCTGGCTTCGCTCGAGCTCCACCTGTGGCTTCCGTCGCGGTCGCCCCATCGGCACGTGCAGGCCTGCCCGCTCTGCCCGGCGGCGGTCCCTGGCCATGCTCCGGTTTCGTTCGTCGCTGCAGGCGGGCGAACACGTCGCCGCCCAAGACGGCCGCCCCTCCATTGACGTGCCGCACACCAAGCATGGGGCCCGGCCGGGAGGATCCTGCTCTTCGTCGTCGCCGCCGAGCTCCGCCGGCGCCTTGCCGACGGCGCCCTCGGCGTCCCCGGGTTCCTCGAGTACTTCGAGCGCGGCCGCATCCTCGAGGACGGGCGCCTCGAGCGCCGATTCCTCGAGGATGGGCGGTGCAATTTCGCCACACGGTGGGTGCTCGAATCCTCCGCCGGCGAGGTTTTCATCGCATGGAACCGCGCTCGGAATTGCGCGCCGAGCGCTCGCCGGCGAGACCCTCCGCCGCTTCATCCGCCGCATCGGGGGTGCGCTCCCCAGCGTGCCGCGTACGGCCACCCGAGCCGTGCACCGGAGCGAACAGGTGCCAGCCTCCGTCCGCGAGGTCGGGACCGGCCCGCCGCAGGCTTCGCATCGCCGCCCGCGAGTCACAGGACCCTCACGTCGGCGTACGCCTCGAGGGCGTGCGCGAAGAGGTGCGGCCGCTGGCCGAAGTAGAGGAGCGAGCTGGCGAAGTTTCCGCTGCCGTGGGAGCCGCCGAGGAAGCCGATCCGCCCACGCCAGTAGGCGATCGCTCGCGCGTGCTCGCGCAGCATCCTCCACCACTCGGTTGAGTGGTCGCCTTTGACCAGGTCCACGATCTCGCAGCCGGCCCTCGTCTCCCTCGCGACCTTCTCCGCCCACGGTACGGTGTGGCCCCGGCCGTAGGGCGCGTTCACGTAGACCAAGCCGTCGCCGGCGAGCTCGCGCCAGCTCACCCCCAGGCCGTCTTGCTCGGGAGAGGAACCGTCGAGCTTGTGCAGCGCCGGCACGATCGACCAAGGGTTCGAGCAGGGGTCCAAGTGGATCGGGCCGAGGGGCCGGAGCGCCTCGAGGACGACCGTCGGCGTGCAAAGGTCGTCGGGCGTCTGGATCCGTGCGGCTGCAGCTGAAGTGTTCAATTTCCACCTCCCTGTGGAATTGCTGCGTGAAGATGCGGTCGGTTTCTTGCGTCTCTTGCGCTGGGTGATAGGCAGCCCGGCAGCGCCAGGTCGGCGCGGGAGGACGCGGGATGGTGTGGATGAAGAGGGCGATCGCGGTGGGGACCTTGGGCGCGCTGCTGGCGCCTGCGATCGCCTGGGCGGGCGACTACCCGCGATCGGTCACGATCAACGGCAACCGGTGCCAGCAGTCCCTGACGGAAGCCGGAACCCGCGAGACCTGGTGCCTCATCGATGGCAAGCCGACCAAGATGAAGGAGGCGCCCAGCGACGTCCTGCCGGCGTCCTTTCGGCCGAGCGGGATCGCTCCGGCAGCCACTGCGATCTCCCCGCAAGCGGCGGATCACCTCGGCAACGCCGCGGTGAAGTACTCGTGGTCTGGCCCGTTCAAGTGGGGCGCGATCACCGCGGCCGTCGCGGGAGTGCTCATCCTCGCGTCGGGTGCCGAAGACTCCGGAAAGCTCGCGGTTTTCGCGCTCGGCCTCGGCTCCATCAACCTCGGGATCGCGCTCGCGATCGATGGAAGCGCGAGGAAGGACCTCGACCGCGCCGCGGGACGGCTCCAATAGCTGCCGCACGTCAGGTCCCGGTCGGGCGAGGTCCA